TCAGGCTGCCCTGTTGGTCACGATGGCGCTCAGGTATTTGGCCAGGTCATGCAGGTACACGAAGGGGTGACCCTGACGACTGCCGCCTGTGCGGCTGACCTTCAAGTCGATGCGTCCTGCGTTGATCTTGCGCAGCAGATTCCTGTCGTTCGACAGGTGCGAAAAATAACGCTCTCGGACGGCGCTCAGTGAAGGGCACGGCGTGGCGAATTCTTTGCGAAGTTGATCCAGTATTTCGTTCATTCCATGACTCCCTGTGGTTTGCATGTGAGTACTCCCGCGATGGGGTGCAGACAAACAATACGATATGTAGCGCTTCGTGACAATACAGTTTGTATCTTAAATACGATTTGTATTTCTCGTCTCACAGGGAATCGATGTACCAGGACACGCGAGCAGTGCCGTTTTCAGGGTTGCGGGTCACGCTGATACCTTCGGCCTCGCTGATCTGATCCATGATGCGCTCCCAGTGAGCCACCGATTCGCCAGGCTCCCTGATCAGCAGGACCTGATGCTCGATCTGCGCCTTGTCACCGGTGATAGCGTCCTGAATGCGCTGTGCCAAGGCCAGGTAAGCGTCATGTTGCGAGGTGTCGGGGAACTGCTTGAGCATGAGTGAACTCCTTTTTACTGTATGTGCATACAGTAATTGAGGGGTGTTTCTCACGCAAGCTACAAATGTTTCCTACACGGACACCTGCCCGGGACGAAACAGTGGCGCATGAAAAAGCCCCGGTTATCGGGGCTTGGACGTGGCATGCCGGGGGTCAGAGACGCATCGTCATCTGCCTGATGACACCGATCAGTTTGCACTCCTCGGTCACCGCAAGGGTCGGGTAGGCGGGGTTCAACGGCTTGAGAAAGTAGCGTCCGGCGTCTTCGACCAGTTTTTTGAACGTGGCCTCGTTACTTTCCGGCAGTTTGGCGATGACCAGCTTGCCGGCAGTGGGCTCGATTCCGGTGTCGACCAGAATCAACATGCCTTCAGGAATGCTCTGGCCTGCGGGTGCGGTCATCGAATCGCCACGGACCACCAGCCAGAAGGCTTTGCCCTTGGCTTTATAGTCGCTGATCTCGAAGGTGTCCGAATAGCCAGCAGGGTAGGGCTCGACGGCTTCACTCCAGCCACCGGCCTCTACCCAGCTGATGACCGGATAGCGATAGAAACGCGAGGGCTGCACCGTGGGCTCCACGTTGTGCATGCCGGGCTCGCTGGCCGGAATGGAGGTGGTGAGAATCGGCAGGCCGAGCTCGGTCAGGAACCGATTGATAACCTCGATCTTCGGCTCACGCTTGCCATTCAGCCAATGCCCTACCGCGCCGGGCGTCACGCCCATCCGCTCAGCCATCTCTTCCTGGCTGATCTGCTGGGTTTCCATGACCTGTCTTGCGACTTCATACCATTTTCTGTTCATGCGTCGAATCATACAGGCTGTAGGGTGTTGAGCAATATACATAATGTAATGCTTCGTTGTTTCATAAAAATACAAAATGTATTGTAAGGCCTTGGTTCTGCGCAGCGAAAGACGTTGCGCAGCGTTTCAGAAAGGTCCTACAGGAGAGACACGATGATCGAGAAAATAGAAGCCGTGATGCAGCATTGGGGGGAACAGCGCATGCGCATTGGCCTGGGCGGCGGACTGAGCAGCCCGATGGCCGGGATCATGGAGTGGGGCGCGTACATTCCGCGTCGCACACCCGGCTCGCGCGCACTGGTGGGTAATGGCAGCGGCCTGGACTATATAAGCAGCGAAGTCGAGGCGGCTGTGGCGCAGCTTTCGCGCAGCCCTGCAAAGAGCCGCGGGCCTGAACTGGCGCAACTGGCGACATTGCGTTATGTCGAGTCGTTGCCGGTGCGCGAGCAGATGCGTCTGGTGGGCATCAATGAAGGCGCAGACCGCACCTATCGCAACTGGATCAACAAGCTTCACCAGCAAGTGCTGGCAATTCTCGCTGAGCGCAGCGCTTCCAGAAGCAACAACGCCGTCGCCAACAAAGCTGCACAGGGCTGAACGAAGACACGGTTTTACGCCGTTTATCCGGGTCGATTGCACAGCTGTGGCCGAACTCGTGTTGAACTCCGGTCAAACTCGACCCACCCCGAAACTGCCCCTTCCCAGCCTTTCCGGAGGGGGGTAAAAAGGTCCCACGATATGCGATTTGCGCCTCAGGGCAGCAGCCGGAAACAGGCTGAACAACAGCCACAACCGGTCACTCGCGACCCATCTCAAACCCCGCCTCGGCGGGGTTTTTATTGGGTCAGGCACACGGAGGCCAGTGCAAATGTTGAAGGACTTTCGATGCGGGCAGTGCAAGAAACTGCTGGCCCGCATGGGTGAGTACACAGAGCTCCAGATCAAATGTTCCCGCTGCGGAACGTTGAATCATGTGAAGGCCGCGCGCCTCGAGTTATCGCCGTTGAGCGACAGAGGTACAGCAGCGTCGTTGCTGCCTCGCGGTGCTAATCAGAGGTATTAATCATGTCCAATAGCAGTTCTGCTGTCAGCCAGCTCAAGAATATTCCGCTGGTAGGTATCAACCTGGGTTCAGTGGCTAACGCCGGGCAGATCGTGCCTGGCGAGGCAGGGACTCATTATCAGTGGCCCAATCGTGGAACCATCACTACCTGGGTCAAGAATCGGGGCGTGCGTCTGATCCGTTTCCCGTTCGAACTTCAGCGCGCTATTCAACTGTCGACTCTGGACGGCCTGCCAGGTCAAGGGGCGAACCTGAATACCGACTTCGTGAAGCGCTGGAAAGAAATGCTTGGCTGGATTCGTGAAGACTCCATTGGCGAGGCCAGAATCATTCCTGATCCGCACCACTACATGCGTTTGCATCGCTACGAAACCGATGCAAACGGGAACCTGATCGGGCGCATTCTTCCTGCCGCGGAGGCCGGTAATCAGAACGGCTGGAAGGCAACCGAGTCGGTATTGATCAAGGATGGGAACGGTGTCAGTGGCACTTTCTGGAGCGCCGTTCACCTGGCCAACTTTCACCAGAAGCTGGTCACCGAATGCGACGATCCGATGGTGTTGGGCTGGGGGTTGGGTAACGAGCCGTATTCGAATACTACGGTGGGTGCCAAGGACTACATTACGTTCCCTGCTCTTGAGGCGCTATACATCAGCACGATGAATACCGTGCTGCAGGCGTTGCGCAACAGCTCGAAAAAGCCGGTGTTCATTTGTGGGCTTGAGTTTGCAAGCGCCAGAAACTGGGCCACCGTCTCTGCCAACCTTCAGTCGAAGATCGTCGACCCGGCCAATGCAATTGTCTGGGAAGCCCATGCTTACGGCGATTACGATAAAAGCTCCAGCGGTGCCTACGCCAATAACAACGACCTGATCTCGCCGACCGTTCTGCGCGATGAAATCGTGGGTCCGTTTCTGACCTATGCCAAGACCAACAAGATGGCCGCATTTATCGGCGAAACAGGGATTCCGCCAACGGCTGCCGGTCGCACCGCGCTGAAAAACCTGCTCGATAAAGCGAAGGCGGAAAAAGTGCCAGTGACACTGTGGGTCACAGGGCCAGGCACCGATGGCGAAAAGATGAGCCTGGAGGCCAGCAATCAGGCGGAGACCGTCGCACTGGTCACACCGTACTTTGCCGAGCGCATTGCCCTGTGGGGTTATGCACAAGCATGACGGTGCAAGTCATTCCGTTCTGAACCAACAACGGAGCCCCGCATCAAGGGGCTCTTTCCAGTTTATTCAGGCTTTCGATTTTCGAGGGCCTTGAGAGTCCACTACCCTATTACGGAGCACCAATGGACCCAACCGACCTAGGCCCAGGCACAGCTACCTGGCTGGGCGGCACGGGCACAATACTGCTTGGCGGCTTTCTATGGCTGCGCAAGTTTCTTTCCAGAGATGCAACAGACCGGGCGATGGACAACGCGGACATCGGTACGGTGCGCCGCCTCAATGAGCTGCTCGACTCCGAGCGCCAGGCGCGCAAGGAGGCTGAAGCGCGGGCTGATCAGTTCGCCAAGGAGCGCAACGAGCTCGCCGCAGCGGTTGGGCGGATGGAGGGCAAGATCGAAGCCCTCACCAGCCACATCGTTCAACTCACCGACAAGGTCACCACGCAAAGCGCCGAAATAGCCCGGCTGCGATCCCAACTCGGAGGTGCAAACGATGCACAGATGCGCAATTGATTTCATCGCTCGCCATTGGTGGCGGCGCCTGGAGGTCTGGCTGATTTCCGTGCTGCTGATCGCTGGCTGCCTGATGCTCGGTTTTCAGGCCGGGCAGTGGTCGGCGAATGCCGAGCATACGCAGCAGCTGGCCGAGGTTCGCAATGCCTACGACGCAGCACTGGGCAAGCGCGCCCGGCGCCTGGACAGGCTGGCCGAAACCACCACCCAGGCGGCAGACAAGGTCGAGAGTGCTGCATCAATTGCCAATCAGGCCGCTCACACGGCCAGCCGTGCTGCAGACAAGGCTGATGAGGCGTTGGGCAAGGCGAACCAGTAGGCGTTTCCCACGCCGCAATCAACCTTCAACACACGCGGAACCCCTCATGAAGATAACCCCGATAGTTGCCCACTTGCAGGCGACCTGCCCGAGCTTTGCCGGGCGAATCAGTGCCGGTATCGACTGGGCGGCGGTCGCCCTCGGTGATCAGCTCGCCCAGCCGATCATCACGCCGAGCACCATCCGTGGCGAGTTGATTGCGCAATACGCACGTCTTGAAGAAGAGGGTCATGTGGAGAACGCCGAAACGTTCGCCCAGCACCTGATTGTCGAGCGTGACGGCAATGACCCAAGCCGCGTGAACGTGATGTTCCCGCCTGACTACATCAACGGCCTGCGCGTGTTCGCGCTGCTCAACCAGTTCCGCTTGCAGTACGACGAAGCGGCATAAGCCTAACCAACCCTTTCAAGCCCGCCTCGTGCGGGTTTTTTCATTCTGGAGATAAACAACATGGGTCAGAAAGTTGCGGGTACCTGCTACATCAAAGTGGATGGCACCCAATTGACCATCAGCGGCGGCGAAGCGCCTCTGATGAACATCAAGCGCGAGACCGTCGTGCCTGGTTACTACAAGGAAACCGAAAAGGCCGCCTGGTTGAAATTCACCGCCGTGCATACCGCGGATCTGCCGCTCAAGCTGCTCACTACCGGTGTGGACATGACCATCACCTGTGAGTTCAAGAACGGCAAGACCTACGTCCTGTCAGGCGCCTACCTGGTCGATGAGCCGAGCAGCAAGGCTGACGACGGCACCATCGAACTGCAATTCGACGGCAATCAGGGGAGCTGGCAATGAGTGAAGTCATCGACCTGGCCAGCCCGATCGAAGCGCACGGCGAAACCCTTTCGCAACTGACCTTCCGGCGCCCTACGGCGCAGGAAGCGCGGGCCATCAAGGCTCTGCCGTACAGGATCGACAAGAACGAGGAAGTTTCCCTGGATCTGGACGTGGCGGCGAAGTACATCGCCGTCTGCGCCGGCATCCCGCCCTCGTCGGTCAATCAGATGGACCTGTGCGACATCAATACGTTGAGCTGGAAGGTTGCGAGTTTTTTCATGGCAGCGGCATCAGCAACCTTGAAGGACTGATCGCCGTCGTTTACGACCTCGCGTACTTCTGGAAGACCGATCCCGAACTGATGATGTCCAGGGAGCTGGACGTCATCACCGAATCGATCTTGCAGGCGCAACGCATCAACCAGATCCTGCAGGGGGAGTGATGGCAGACACTATCAGAACGCTGATTACCGGCGTCGACCAGCTGTCTCCAACGCTGGCAACTATCCGCAACAATGTCAAAGGCCTCGAGACCAGTCTGGGGGCCATAGACCTTGGCAAGGCAGTCACGGACAACGCTTTGGCGGGGCCTTTGATTGCCGGGGTAAAGGCAGCGATCGGTTTCGAGACCAGCATGGCCGGCGTGAAACGCTCGGTAAGCTTTGAAACACCGCAGCAGTTCCAGCAGATGGGGTCCGATATTCTGGACCTCAGTGAACGGCTGCCGGAAAGCGCCAATGGCATCGCGGCGATTGTTGCTGCCGGTGCCAAGGCCAATGTACCGCGTGAAGAACTGACCGGGTTTGCCAGCGATGCCGTGAAAATGGGTGTCGCATTCGATCAGACGGCGGCCGAGTCGGGCGACATGATGGCCTCGTGGCACTCATCGTTCCAGATGCCCAACCGCAAGTCGCGGCGTTGTCCGAGAAGATCAACGTGCTCGGCGGCAACAACCTAGAAAAGAAAATCGCCACCATGGTGACTGCAATGGGCCCGCTTGGGCCGGTTGCGGGCATGGCCTCCGGGCAACTGGCGGCAATGGGCGCCACGCTGGCCAGCGTCGATGTGCCGGCCGATGTGGCCGCCAGCGGTATGAAGCGATTCATGCAGTCGTTGACCGAAGGGGGCGCGGCGAAAGCCGGGGCGTTCGAGGCGTTGCAGCTCGACGTCAACCAGCTGACCCAAGGCATGCAGAGTGACCCGTCCGGGACCATTGAAAAGGTCCTGACGGCGGTCTCCAGTGTTGACCCTGGCAAGCAGTCGGATGTCATCACGCAATTGTTCGGCGCGGAATCGCTGGGTGCTATCACGCCACTGCTGGCCAATCTGGATGTGCTCAGGTCCAACCTGGCCAAGGTCGGCGAGGGCGTGCAGAACAGCGGCACTATCGAGAAGGAATTCGCCGACAACTCGCAGACCACGGCCATCAAAGAGATGACCAACCGTGTCGATCGTCTGGGCATCAACATCGGCAGTATGTTTCTGCCGGCGATGAACGAAGCAATGGCCGTGATCGGGCCGATGATTTCTCAGGTCGCCGCGCTGGCGGCCGAACACCCTGGCGTGATCAAGGGTGTGGTGGCCGCTGCGATTGCGTTCGGTGTATTGCAAGTTGCGGTCATGACCGCGACGACCGCCATGAGCGTACTTAGCGCGGTGATGGGCCTGTCACCGCTGGCCCTGATCGTGCGCGGCCTGGCGCTGGCGGCAGGTCTTCTGATTGCCAACTGGTCGACCGTCGCGCCTTATTTTCAAGCTGTCTGGGAAGCGATTCGTGGGCCGGCCATGGCGCTTTGGGACGTACTAAAGGCGGTATTCGCCTGGACGCCGCTCGGTATGATCGTCGCCAACTGGCAACCGCTGTCCGAGTTCTTTGCTGCGCTTTGGGACGTTATCAAGGCGCTGGCAACCCCGTTTTTCGACTTCCTGCAGACGCTGTTCGCCTGGACGCCGTTGGGCATGGTCGTGGCCAACTGGCAGCCAATCTCCGAGTACTTCGCCGGGCTATGGGAAACCATCAAGGCCGAGGCGCAGCCGTTTACCGATGTGCTGGCAACGCTGTTCAGTTTTTCGCCGCTGGGCATGGTCATCGAGAATTGGCAGCCGATCAAAACCTGGTTCGCAGGTCTGTGGGCGGACATCAAGCCATTCATCGAACCGATCATGAGCTGGTTTGGTGGCGACACTGATAAGACCGTGCTGCAGCGGGCAACCGAGAAGGCCAATCAGTTCGCGGAAGAACAGCGGATACGCAACGCAGGGCCGGGCGGCGGGACCGGTGCGTTTCTGGCGGCCGGTGCCGTCGAGAACGTTCGCATGAATCAGCAGTTGCTCAATCAGGCCACTGGCGTGCCGTCGACCAGCCAATTGCTCGGCGTACCCACCCCGCTAGCGCCCGGCAGCCTGTTGTTGCAACAGGGCGCAGCCGGGGCCGGCCCGCGACTTGAAGGCGAGCTCAACATTCGCTTTGAAAACGCGCCGCCGGGCATGCGCGCCGGACAAGTGCAAACCAACCAGCCGGGTTTGACGATATCGCCAAACGTCGGTTATCGAACCCTCGGTGCAGGAGCCGGATCATGAGTACATGGCGTGACAGCCTGCTGCCAGCGTCTTTTCGGGGCGTCGGTTTTTTCATTGAAAAAGCCGTCGTCCCGGCAGGCCGCAAGGGGCAGTTGCATGAGTTTCCACAGCGCGACGAGCCTTATTTCGAGTCGCTGGGCAAACAGTCGAAAGTTCATACGCTGACGGGGTTCATTGTCGGTCCCGACTGTTTCGAACAGCGAGACAGACTGCTGCAGGCACTGGAGCAGGAAGGTGCCGGCGAGCTGGTACATCCCTGGCTGGGTCGCGTGCAGGTTCAGGTTGGCGAGTGCGGCGTGACACACAACCTGAGCGAAGGCGGACTCGTCCGGCTGGACCTGAAATTCTATCCGGCCAACCCGCTCAAGTTTCCCGTGTCGACGCTCAATACGCGACGGCAGTTGCTGGGCGCGTCCGAGAGCCTGTTGGATTCGGCGCTCAGGCGCTACCGCTCGGTGATGGCCACAGTGGACGCGGTACGTATCAACATTCAGGCGCTGCGCAGCGCCCTGTCGGGTGTGTTCGCGACCATTCAGCGGCAGTTCGTACCGTTTATGGCGATCTATTCGGATGTCACCGCGCTGGTGCATTCGCTGGTCAATGCGCCGTTGACGGTCAGCACGCTGTTTACCACGTTCTTCGCCAGTTTCGACGGTGACAGCCAACGAGCCAGAAGAGCGAGCGGCACCAGCAGTTCCGGCAGCTCGGTCACCGGCAGTTCAGCAAGCGCTTCCGCGAGCGGCAATAGCGGCGGCACGTCCAACAGGATTGCATCAAGGTCCAGCGGCAACGGTGGGGCGTCTTCTGTTGAAACGGTCGATTACCGGTCTGTGATTTCCGAGGCCACACAACAGGCAGAGGCGGTGTCCGGTATCAATCTGGTCAGCCAGGGCAGCGGTCGTGATACCAGTGTGACGGCTCAGGCCACTGCCAACCTGGTTCAGGATGCGCTGTTGGTCAAGGTGGCGAGAATCGTCGCGAGCATGCCGATTGCGACGACGGTCACGCCGCTCAACGTGGTGCCCTCGCTTGATCAGCAGGTGACGCAAGCCCTGCAACGCGTGGATGTGCCGGTTGCCGATGACGTCATCGAACTGCGCGACACGCTGAGTTCGGCCATCTGGGAAGCGTCGTTGAAAGCCGATCCCGAACATTACCTGGCGCTCAACACGTTGCGTCAGGCGTTGATCAGGCACCTCAACGCGGTGGCGGCCTCCGGTGTACGTCTGGTGGACATGAAGGTCTCCGAGCCTTTGCCCGCGCTGGTGCTGGCCTATCGCCGATTCGGTGACGCCAGCCGGGCGCAGGAAATGGTGCAGCGCAATCGGCTGGCCCACCCGGGTTTCGTACCGCCAGGCACGCTGAAGATCGCACAGGAGTGACCCATGATCGACCCTAACGTTGTCACCCTGACGGTTGACGAGCACGACTATGCCGGCTGGAAGTCGGTGGAAATCTCTGCCGGGATCGAGCGTCAGGCGCGCAGCTTTGACGTGAGCATTACCTGGCAGTGGCCGGGCACTGAAATCTCGCATCCGATCACGCCCGGCGCAGCGTGCGAAGTACGTATCGGCGGCGAGTTGATTCTGACCGGCTGGGTGTTTGCCGCGCCGATCAGCTATGACGGCAAGCAAATCACGCTAAAGATTTCCGGACGCTCGAAAACCGCCGACCTTATCGACTGCTCGGCCATCAACAGGCCGAGCCAGTGGAAGGAGGTGGGGGTGTTGAAGATCGTTGAAGCGCTGGCTGCTCCTTATGGTTTGTCGGTGATCAGCGAAATACCGGAGACCTCGAAGATGGCCGATCACACCATCGAGCCTGCCGAAACCGTGTTCAAGTCCATTGACCGGCTGCTGACCCTGTTCCGGATTTTTTCCACCGATGACGAATACGGCAATGTGGTGCTGGCCAGGCCGGGTAGTCGCGGGCAGAGCGCAGACGCGCTCGAACTCGGCAAGAATGTGTTGAGCGCAGTCATCGCGCGGGACTTTTCCGGGCTTTTTTCCGAATACCTGGTCATTGGTCAACAGACCGGTAATGACCAGACGTTCGGCAAGGAGTCGTCGGAGGTCTCGGCAGAAGTCACGGATGACCGGCATGACGACCCCGCGCATAAAAAGCGTCTTCGCGTACTGGTCGTTCATGAGGATGCGCCGATCACACCGAAGCTCGCCCTGAGTCGCGCCAATTGGGAGCGTGGTCAGCGGGCCGGCAAGGCACTGCTCACCACCTACAAGGTCCAGGGCTGGCGGCAGTCCAACGGGGCGCTCTGGCGGCACAACACCATGGTCCGGGTGATTGATCCGGTCATCGGTTTCACAAGCCGCAACATGCTGATTTCAGCCGTGACCTACTCGCTGAGCGACCAATGCACGATCACCACACTGGTGGTCGGTCCGCCTGAAGGTTTCCAGGCCGAGCCAGGTGACCCCAACAAGCGCAGCAAGGTGCAGGTCAATCAGGACGCTTACTCCTGGCTGTTGCCCATCGACGAGGAAACAACCTCATGAGCTTACTCAATCGCATGCTGGTGCGTGGCACGGTGGTGCTCGCCAGGGCCAGCAGCAAAATGCAGGCGCTGCAAATGCGCCTCGGAGCCTGATGCTCAGAAGACGATGGCTGGATAACGCCCCGCACTGACGGGGCGTTGTTTTATCCGCAGTGAGCATTGCGCTTGAAGCAGAAAAACTTCGTCGACCTAGGATGTAAGCAAGCTACTTAGGAGGGCCAATGCCTATAAATGAAAAGCAACTGCTACAAATCCTCCCCAACGCCGGCCCTAAAGCCGGCGTTTTTGTTCCTGCTCTCAACACCGCCATGGCCCGCTACACCATCAACACCCGCCTGCGTATCGCTGGGTTCATCGCTCAGATCGGGCATGAATCCGGGCAGCTTCGTTATGTGCGCGAGCTGGGTAGCGACAGCTATCTGGCCAAGTACGACACCGGGCAGTTGGCGCTGCGTCTGGGCAACACGCCAGAGGCAGATGGCGACGGTCAACTGTACCGAGGGCGCGGGCTGATTCAGGTGACGGGGCGGGCTAACTACGAAGCGTGCGGGGAGGCGCTGGGGCTGGACTTGTTGCGCCAGCCGCAACTGCTTGAACANCAGCCGGAGCATGCCGCCATGTCGGCGGCATGGTTCTGGGACCGGGCCAACCTCAATGCGCTGGCAGACAAGGGTGATTTTCTGATGATCACCTGCCGCATCAACGGCGGTACCAACGGCCTGGCGGATCGGCAGGCGCTTTACCAGCGGGCATTGGAGGTGCTGCCGTGAAAGTGCTGGATATGCGATTCCTGATCCTCGCATTCGTGCTGGGGTCAGGGCTGGGTACATGGGCCGCCTGGCAGTGGCAGGCGGCTCACTATGGTCTGCAACTGTCTACGCAAACGCTGGCTTGGCAGCAAGAGCGCGAGCAGGCGGCGCTGGCGGTCGTCGACTGGCAGAACGCTGAACAAGCGCGAAGGCGGGCGCTGGAACTCCGTCTGCAAGATAACGATACAACCATTCATAAGGAACTGAGCGATGCACAGACTTCTCAGGCCCGCTTGCGTGATCGTCTGGCTACCGCTGATTTGCGGCTGTCAGTCCTCCTTGCCAGCCCCACCGCTGGCGATGGAATGCCAACCGCCTCCGGTTCCGGCGGCGTGGTTCATGGAAGCTCGCGAGGCGAACTTGACCCAGCGGCTGCTGGACGAATTGTCGCCATCACCGACTACGGCGATCAGGGATTGATCGCTTTGAAGGCCTGCCAGGCCTACGTGCGCGAGATTGCGCACTGATGTTCCCTCCGGCACCCCACCTTTGGCCATCGTGCCCCTGCCTGAAACCCGCCTCCGCAAGGAGGTGCGGCCCTCTTTTCAGCCTTTACAGGCTTTTCAATCGGTCTTGCCCGGTACATTCATATTGCACCGGTCGGTTCGGTACGCTAATGTCCCGAAACGTACCGATGAGACCCCTTCCGTGACGACTGTCAGCAAACTCTTGATGCGCGTTATCAAGGCTCACGCCCGTTGGCGTTGGCGCGCCTGACTATTTCCTTGCCGGCCCTGCCGGACCCGTACCTGTATGCCTTCGATTTTGTGATGTTTTTCTCCGTCCCCCGGCCTTATGGCTGACGAGGGGATGCATGAGTGAAGCAGAATCCGGAAGGCCTGAATCAAGTCAGTAAATCAAAAGGTTGATAGCAAAATGCTGCTGATGATTGATAACTATGATAGTCGTCCGCCATTGTCCGGCGTCGTCCGTTTTTTCGCTGATGTTGCCGGTTTTGCTAACTGATTCATCCGCTATTGTCCGTTGTGGTGCGGAGACATCCAGATAAAACGCGGGTATGGTTGCGGGTATAGAATACTGGATACCCCGCATACCCTCATGGCCCTTACCGACCTCAAGATCCGCCAGGCTAAGCCGGGCAAAACCTCCTCTAAACTGACCGACAGTGGCGGCCTTTATCTTGAGGTCACTACTGGTGGTTCCAAGCTCTGGCGCTACAGGTTTCGTCTTGCAGGCAAAGAAAACACCTATGCCATTGGGGCCTACCCCGAGGTATCGCTTTCTGACGCACGGACTGAGCGGGATGCAGCGAGGGATTTGGTCAAGTCGGGGCGGAATCCTGCGCACGTTCGGCAAACCGAGAAGGCGCAGCAGCTGACCGAAAATCGTAATACGTTCAAGATCGTGTCGCAGGAGTGGATTGAGAAGCGGCTGGCCCAGCGCACTCAAAAGTACCGAGATCAGATCGAGCGGGCATTCGTGAACGACGTCTACCCTAGAATAGGTCGGTTACCCCTGCGTGAAATTACAGCTGCCCAGGTATTGGAGATCATCACTGCAATGGACCGTCGTAACGCCACCACCTTGGCGCTGATGGTTAGGCAGTGGATCTCTGCGGTGTTCTGTTATGGCGTGGCTACCCTGCGTGCGGACTCTGATCCTGCGTCAGCGGTGAGAGGGGCTATCAGGCGGAACGAGGTCAATCATAGCCGCCCAATGAGTCTGATAGAGCTGAGGGAGTACTTCAGGGCGGTCAAAACCTACGGTGGTCATCGAAGAACCGTAATTGCGCTCTACCTTTTGCCGATCTTATTTGTGCGAACCATTGAGCTGCGTCTGGCTGAGTGGTCCGAATTCGATTTGGATGCTGCATTGTGGACGATACCGGCCCGGCGCATGAAGAAGCGCAAGATTCACTTGGTTCCGCTGCCTGAGTCCGCATTGGCTCTGCTGCGTGAGCTTCGTGAGATAACAGCGGGTAACCTTCTGTTTCCCGGAATGCGTCACCCGAAGGAACCAATCAGTGCTACCACATTAAACCGCGCGCTTGAGTATATGGATTTGAAAGGCTGGCATTGTCATGACTTTCGTGCAACTGCATCTACTCACCTTTACGAATCTGAGCTATGGTCTAGTGACGTGATTGAATTTCAATTGGCGCATGTCGAGCAAAAGAAAAGCAAGGCAGCCTATAATCATGCATCGTACCTCCCAGCACGAAAAGCGCTAATGCAGTGGTGGGATAACTATATTTTTGGTAGTGAGAGTGATTGATGAGTGTCGTAAAATTATTTGATACAGCTACTAGCCCGGTTGACGTTTTTGATGAGGTTGTCAACTCTGGTATTGCGGGTGTATATGGTGGGCGACTTGCGGTGAGAGAAGTAGCAAGCCAGGTAGGGGGGCTGGCCAAAATAAACGGTGTTTGCGTTAGCCAAGAAGGTGGCTACATCAGTTCAGGTCTCACGCACAATCACTCACGGACAGAGCTGGCATATATGTTTGATGATCGTAAGTTTAGCGTAGATCAAGCTCTGGATGCAGTCGAGAAAACTTATGACATAACTTTCCCATGAGGTTATGAATGAAAAAAAGAAGGCAGGTTTTACTCACTTCACCTGCCTTTTGATTGCGCGATCAAGCCGCAAATCTGGCGAGCTTCTGTAGCTCAATCCAATCCTGTACTTCCTTTTGTGACCAGCGGGAAAAGCGTCCAAGTTTGGTCGGAGCTGGAAAAGTACCAGCAGCGATGAGCTCGTAAATTGTCGATTTACCGAAGCCAGCTTGCCGACATACCTCTGGGAGTTTGATCAATATATCAATGTCGTGATCGCTCATGCGGCTTCCCCCAGCTGGACGTTCGTATCGTTAAAACCATCAGCTCCCGAGTCACACAGCCCATAAGCGCTGGAGCAGGCCGTCGCGTCTGTAGCGATCATCAGATCGTATTGGATACCTCCTCGTGCCGTTTTGGACCACTCCACTGCCTGGCGGATGCTTGCTATTTCCATCACTTCGACTGCGCTCATGTTTGCAATGGAGCCTTTCGGATGTTTCGTGTTGGAACCGGCGAAAAATGTGGCTGCGCCTCTTTTGCTAGCTTGCTGAGTGATCCTTTCCCAGCGGTCGATGCGGTCAATCACTTCTGGAAAACGTAGGGCGATCTCCCGGAGTTCGTCTTTGCGGCAGTTGATGCAAGGCATGCATCCGACCCTCCCCATTCCCTGTGAGTAGAGCGGGTTCGGTTTGATGCCCATGTAGCGGTGCGCTTCGAACACAGCTGGTATATCCCACTTGAGGATTGGCCGATAGTTGAACAGACCTCCACCGACTTCATCGCACTCGGGCAAATACCGCCGATTGATCGACTCGTCGGCTCGTACCCCTTGCCAGCTCATAATCATGTCGCCATTGCCAAGGAGTGGAAGGACTACTTGCTCAAGCATCGGGTCACGTTTCAACTCCATGGTGCAGAACTGTGCCTTACGGCTGGGAAAGCGACCTTTCCAAATACATAGGTCGAGGAAGGGGTTGCCAGTGGGCTTCAGCACACCCAGTGCTGCCTGTACCACTGACTCAGCTTTGAAGCCAGCGACATGGCTCGCTGGTTTCCGCAGTTGCTGGCGGGCATGGGCAAGTTGGGTGTCACCGGCATGGATTCGGTGAGCCAGCTCGGCGCAATGTTGCAGGTCCAGATGAAAACGGCCGGTGGTTCGGATGAGGCCGCCAACAACCTGAAGAACTGGATGGAGAAGATCGGCTCCACCGATGTGGTGAAGTCGTACAAAGACGTCGGTATCGATTATCAGGGATCGCTGAACACCGGTATCCAAAAGGGCATGTCAACCCTGGAGTCCAGCTTTGCGCTGGCCCAGCGGTACATCGAAAAGACAGACCCTGAAAAAGCCAAAAAAATGAAGGAGGCAACGGCCAAGATCAGTAAGGAGGCTGATCCGGCGAAAGCCAAGGAGATGCTCGACTCGTTGGAGCAGGCGCTACGCACTGGCGATCTGTTTGCTGACATGCAGGTCAAGGCCGCACTAACCGCTTACACGCAAAATCGCGCGTTGTATGAGCAACTGAAAAAAGACTCACAGAACGCTTCGGGGATCCTCGACAAAAACCTGGCCGAGCGCCGTGGTGCATCGTCGCAGATCTGGGCCGAGACGTTTCAGGCAGTCAACGATTCGATGCGCAGCATCGGTGATGCGATACGTCCGGTCACTGACGCGGTTGCGAAGGGCATTACTGCAACGGCTAAAGAGTTTACTGCGCTTTCTGACACATCCAAGCCAGTGGTGCTGGCCATCGCGTCGATAGGCACTGGGCTGCTGGCGCTGAAGTCGGCTGCCGGTGTGTTCAAAATCGGCAAGGGCTTGCTCAACCTGGGGCGTGGCTCCCTGACTGGTGATCCGAACAAGGTGCAGAAAGTCTACGTCACCAACTCCGGAGACAAAGACGATAAACCTGAAGGGAAGGTGGGTGCGGTCAAAGGATTGCTGGAAACAGGTCTCAAAGCGTTCAAAGGCAACGACAAAGCAAAAGGTAAGGGTAAGGACAAAGCTGATGCTGACGGCAAGGGCGGCGCTGACGATGCTGGTGACGATGCAGAGGAAAGCGGCAAGACAGGTTTTGATCCGGTCGACACCGGCCTGAAGATCCTTGATCTGTTTGGTGAAGGTGGTAATGACTCTGACGGTGCCAAGGGCGGCGGCAGTTCTGAGCCGCAGAAGGTCTTTGTGGTCAACGCCAGTGCGTTTGGTGGTGGTTCGGATACGCCAGGTGATCAACGCCGATCCCGCCGCAGTCGACGGCGCGGTGCTGCTGGCGGTGCCGGTGGTCGACGCGCAGGACCTCCGCGTCCTCCGACACCGCCAGCTCCTCCCGTACCTGCAGGCCGACTGGCGCGGTTGGCTGGTGCAGCAGGCAAGCTAGGTAGCGTTGCCAAGATGGTACCCGGCGCGAAGTTTCTGGATGCGGGCATGCTCGCTCTGGACACGTATCAGAACGCCGAGACCCAAGACGAGAAAGCGGAAGGCTACGGTGGCGCGGCGGGTGGCTTGGCCGGTGCACTGGCAGTTGTGAGCGGGTCTTCCGTCCTGACCTGGAAAAGACTCCTATCGTTGTCCTCAGCAACAACGACGGATGTGTCATCGCCCGCAGCTATGACGCCAAGCCATTTGTGAAAATGGGGGCTCCGTATTTCCAGATCAAAGAGGTGCTGCGCCGCAATGGGATCAAGGTGTTCAGCAGCAACTACGCGCTTTATGGCGACATGAGCGAGCGCGTGATGTCGATCATCGAGTCCATGGTGCCCGCCACTGAGGTTTACAGTATTGACGAAGCGTTCGCGGACTTGACTGGCATCCCTGGGGATCTCACAGCATTCGGTCGTCGCATACGGGCTTCCGTCCTCAAGTGCACGGGCATACCTGTCGGGGTCGGCATCGCTCCTACAAAAACCCTGGCCAAGCTTGCGAATCATACCGCCAAGCGCTTATTGGCTCAGACAGGTGGTGTCGTCGATATCTGCGATCTGCATAAACGCAACTGGGTGCTGCGTAACACAGCAGTTTCCGAGGTCTGGGGCGTGGGCAGGAAGATGAAAGCACACCTGGAGGCGATGAACATCCGCACCGCAATGGACCTGGCCAACGCCGATCCGCGCACCTTGCGCGACCGTTTCAGTGTTGTCATTGAAAAGACAGCTCATGAGTTGGCCGGCACTCCATGCCTGGAGCTGGGCGAGGCCGCGCCCCCCAAGCAGGAGATCTGCTGCAGCCGAATGTTTGGTCAGCGGCTGACTACGATTGAGCCAATCAAAGAAGCGGTGGCCACCTATACGCAACGTGCTGCCGAGAAGCTTCGCTCTCAGAGTTCCCTGTGCAAGAAGATCCGAGTCAGCATCCGCACCGGCATGTTCAACCCTGAAGAAGCCAAGTACGCCAATGGGGCGCTGGTTGAACTGCCGTATCCCACCAACGACGTTCGCTTGATGACGAAAGCCGCGACCGAGGCGGTCAACCGTCTGTTCCGGCCGGGCTTCAAGTACAGCAAAGCGGAGGTGTTGCTACTGGACCTTCGTCAGCCAGGTGAATTTACGGATGATCTTTTCGCGGCCTCGCAGCCGGTCGCCGCCGAGAAGGTGATGGGCGTACTGGACGAGATCAATACGCGCTGGGGCAGAGGGACCCTTAGGACGGGAAGTGTGCCTACGAATCCTGAGTGGGCCATGCGGCGCGACATGATGAGCCAGAGTTACACCACAAGGCTTGATCAGCTTTGGACTGTCCGAAGTGAGTGATCAATTCTAGCGCACAGAAAAAGATCAGTGAGAGGCTGCCACTCCTAAGATCCGCAGCTTTGCTATCGTACAATGATATTGCACCGTAGGATTGGGTACGATACTGTCCTGCAACCTCCAAATGAGACTCCCTCCGTGACGTTGGTCAGCAGACTCTTGATGCGCGTTATCAAGGCCCATGCCCGCTGGCGTTGGCGTACCTGACATTTCAACCCGCCGACTCCGGCCTCCTGTGCTTATTTCCCATTACCTGCACGCAACGCAACCGTTACCAAGCAAACATAGTAGCGGGTACAAAAGCGGGTACGAAAATCCAAGAGGCCAAATAAAAGTGAGCAAATTCAAAAGGTTAATATAAAAATGCTGCTGATGATTGATAACTACGATTCGTTCACCTACAACGTCGTGCAGTACCTCGGTGAGCTGGGGGCCGATGTCAAAGTCATTCGTAACGACGAACTGACCATTGAACAGATCGAAGCCCTGAACCCCGAGCGCATCGTGGTCTCGCCTGGCCCGTGCACACCCAATGAAGCCGGTGTCTCGCTTGAAGTGATCAAACATTTCGCGGGCAAACTGCCGATTCTGGGTGTGTGCCTGGGGCATCAGTCCATCGGGCAGGCCTTTGGTGGCGATGTGGTGCGTGCGCGTCAGGTGATGCACGGCAAAACCAGCCCGGTGGTGCATCAGGACGGCGGCGTGTTCGAAGGCCTTAATCATCCACTGGTGGTAACCCGCTACCACTCGCTGGTGGTAAAAAGCGATACCTTGCCCGAGTGCCTGGAAGTGACCGCCTGGACTGCGCTGGAAGACGGCTCGGTTGACGAGATAATGGGCCTGCGTCACAAAACGTTGAACGTGGAAGGGGTACAGTTTCACCCTGAGTCGATTCTGACCGAGCAGGGCCACGAGCTGTTCGCCAACTTTCTCAAGCAGAGCGGCGGCCATCGTCAGGGCTAA